GATGTGCACACCCCTGATGTCTGGGATGCAGTTGCTACGATTCTGGGCGGTGTGGTTGGCGTATTTATAAAACTTAGTTGAGGATATCGCGTGAAAAATACCCCAATCACGTTAAATCTGGTATTAGAAGAAGTAAATGGCATTTTGACCGCCCTCGGTCACTTGCCTTATGCCCAAGTGGTTGGATTAGTGGAGAAGGTCCGTGATCAAGCGTCCGCGCAAATCAATGTACCCAATGGGGCGGAGCAGGATGGGATCGTGAGCCGTGTGCCGGATGCAATGCAATAATTTAGGTGAGAAGCAATGCCGCTACAACCATTACAGTTTAGGCCGGGGCTAAACAAGGAAGTAACGACGCTTGCCGGTAAGGGAGGGTGGTTTGATTGCGACAAGATCCGCTTTCGCGGCGGCTTTCCTGAAAAGATAGGTGGCTGGACCGCGCTCACCTACACGCCGTTCTTGGGCATTGCACGTAACTTGTGGAACTGGATCACGCTCAAGAGTTTTAACATCTTAGGCATTGGTACTAATCTCAAGTTTTACGTCGAAAATGGCGGGGAGTATTACGACATCACCCCGATTCGTTCTACCACGGCTGCGGGAGACGTAACCTTTGCTGCGGTCACCGTATCACCTTTTTCTTCCACCATTACCGTCACCGACAACAACCACGGTTGTAATACCGGGGATTTTGTGACGTTCAGTGGTGTGGGGGCTTCTGGTCTTGGCGGCAATATCACGCAAGCGATTTTGCAGCAGGAGTATCAAGTCACTGTCACCAACGTCAATACCTACACCATCCAAGCACGGGTTGTATCGGACATCAACACACCCGGCGCGGCAGTGTTATCCAACGCGTCGGATTCTGGCAATGGTGGTGCGACAGTAGTTGGAACGTATCAAATCAATACCGGTGCAGCGATTTATACGTCGGGGACGGGTTGGAGTGCGGGTACTTGGGGCCGTGGTGGTTGGGGCTCGGGCTATACCGTAGGTATTGATCAGCAGTTGCGGCTATGGAGCCAAAGCAATTATGGGGAGGACTTATTGTTCTCGCCTCGTAAGGGCCCGTTGTATATCTGGCAGCCGGGATCTGGCACTGCGCCTGCTTTTGCAACGCGAGGCAGTTTGATTTCTGGTACCGATATCCCCTCGCAAATTTCACAAATCATGGTTTCGGATGCAACTCGGATTGTGATTGCGTTTGGCTCTAGCGATTATGGCGCGTATGGTACGGCAGCGTTTGATCCAATGTTGATCCGTTGGAGCGCGCAGGAAGACTATCAAGATTGGACTCCGATTGCGACCAACCAAGCAGGTAGTTATCGCTTGTCGCGTGGCTCTGAGATCATCGGTGCGTTGCAAACGCGTCAGGAGATCTTGGTTTGGACGGATGCGGCGTTGTACTCGATGCAATATTTGGGCCCACCATTGGTGTACGGCTTTAATTTGCTGGCGGATAATATTTCGTTGGTTGGGCCCAATGCAATTGCTACGGGGTCGGGGGTTACCTTTTGGATGGGAACGGATAAGTTCTATGTTTATTCGGGTCGCGTAGAGCCGTTGGTGTGCTCAGTATGGAAGTACATTTACGACGATATCAATCTGGATCAAGGGTTCCAATTCTTCGCCGGGACGAATGAGCGGTTTAATGAGGTCTGGTGGTATTACTGTTCAGAGGGATCGACCACGATTGATCGGTACGTAATTTACAACTACGTGGACAATGCATGGTATTACGGCAATTTGTCTCGTACGGCATGGCTAGATAGCCCGTTGAGGGATTACCCGCAGGCTGCGACAACCGGTGGGTTGATCGTGTTTCACGAAGCGGCGGTGGATGATGGGACGACCAATCCGCCGAGTGCGATTAGTTCGTATATCCAGTCAGCGGACTTTGATATTGCTAATGGCGATAAGTATGGGTTTGTCTGGCGGATGATTCCGGATATCACGTTTAATGGCTCGATGACAGAGGATTCATCTGAGCCTGCAGTTCGGTTCAAGATGCGCCCGAGAAAGAACCCCGGTGCGCCGTACAAGGTATCGAATGCGCCGACGGTGGAGTCCACGCAGAACTACAACACCGAAAAAACCTATGAGGTGCAAGAGTTCACGGAGTTGGTGTACACCCGCGTACGTGGACGGCAAATGGCGTTCCGGATTGAGTCGGACACCTTGGGTACGCAATGGCAGTTGGGGGTGCCCAAATTAGATATTAGGCCGGATGGTGGCCGATGACGACTTCTGTTGTTGTAACGGACTACACGGAGCTTTTAAAGACAAGAGCGCCTGCGTTGCCGTATGCGCCGCCGGAGTACAACCGTAGGTACCACGATGATCTCAACAATATTCTGCGGCTGTATTTCAACACGCTTGATACTCTAATAGGTCAGCTTATGGCGACATCCTTACCTTTACCGATTGCTCCCGGCGGAACAGGGGCGGATGCTTTTGGTCGGCTGCGGGTAAGCCAACCGTATACGCTGTTTGATAGTCAGAACCGCTACGCTGCGGATAATCAGTTTGATGTGGCAACAACAGGAACGGGAACAACGACGTTCTTGTCAAATGAAGCAGCCATTAAGATGGAGGTGACTGGCGCGGGTGTTGGTTCAGTCAAACGACAGACATACCGTTCGTTCCCATATCAGCCGGGGAAGGGCTTGTTGGTACTTGCTACGTTTGTCATGGACAGTAGCATGAGCTTGAATCTGACACAGCGGGTCGGCTACTACAACGACCAGAATGGCGTGTTTTTCCAGCGCGTAGACGGTGTGTATTCGTTTGTGCTGCGGTCTAACTCAACCCCAACACCCGGCACACCGAGCGATGTCCGGACCGTAAATCAATCTTCGTGGAACGGTGACAAGTTAGATGGCACGGGAGAGTCTGGTTTAACGCTTGACCCAAGCAAAGCGCAGATTTTGTGGATGGACTTTGAGTGGTTAGGTGTTGGCAACGTACGTTGCGGATTTATTATCAATGGTGAGTACATTGTCTGCCATACGTTTGAAAACGCCAATGACATCACCTCAGTGTACATGACCACAGCAATCCTGCCTGTGCGCTACGAGATCATTAGCGTTACCTCTGCCGTAGCTGCTTCGATGAAAGCCATTTGCTGTTCGGTGATATCAGAAGCAGGATTTGAGCAGACCTCTATTGATCACGTCGCTCGGCGCACTACTGAATTTACAAATATTACGACAGCGGCCACGTTCTTCCCTATTGTGTCGATTCGTTTGGCATCCAGCCGTTTAGGTGCAGTAGTGTTACCAAATAGAGTACAGTTTTTGCCATTGACAAGCCAAAACTATGAGGTAGCCCTGTTAAAAAACCCAACCCTGACAGGGGCGACTTGGGCGGCAACGGTGCCAACGGACAGTAATGTGGAGTTTGATGTTGCAGCAACGGCAATATCCAACGTAGGTTCGATTGTTCAGACGGACTATGTGACTTCTACCGGCAGTGGCGGGACACAAACGACAAGTGCGGCTACCGGATACAACTGGGATTTGCAATTGGGTGCGTCGATTGCCGGGGTAAGTGATATCTATACGCTGGCCGTACGCACGGTTAGCGGTGCGACAAATGGCAGCGGTGTGGGGTCGATCTCCTTCTATGATTTAACGCAGTAATGCTAGATAATTCAGGCAATTGTTCTTGACAGGAAACGAACATGGCGACTAACGAACAAGGCATCATGGCGCTGCCAGAAGGGCAGCAAGCAGCTATGCCACAGCTAAGCTACATGGATTCCTATGACGCGGTGCGGCAAGGGATGCAACAGGCCCGCCCGGACGTGGACTTGGAAGTCCAAGAAGCCATGGACCAAATGAAAGGGGGCCTCGATCAGTTATCCGATGAGCAACTTCAATCGTTCATTGACGTGGTCAAGTTCCTATATGAGAACCCTGACCAATATGCCAAAGAGATTGCGCAGGCGGTTCAAGACGGGGATTTGGAGGCTGGTCTCTTTCCGGAAGAATATGACGAGGAGTTCCTAAGCACGTTATTAGCGGTGCTGATGGATGAGCAGCGTTCTCGTGGCGCAGGCACCGGCATGATGATGCCGCCCCCGCAGAACTTTGCCCGTGGAGGCATTGCTGAAGCAGCGCGGCTCGTGGCCAGCCAAGGCCGTAACGGTGACACCATGCTGGCGCATATCACGCCAGCGGAAATGCGGCTATTGAAGTCGCGTGGGGGTTCGGGGACGATTAACCCAGTAACCGGCTTGCCTGAGTTTTTTATTGGGGGGCTGCTTAAAGGCATTGGGAAAGCCATTACCGGGGTAGGTAAGGCCGTTGTCGGTGCTGTCAAATCAGTATTGAAGAGCCCGATTGGCCGGGTCGTAGCCACCATTGGCTTGTCCATGGCTCTTGGCCCAGCGGTAATGTCAGTTTTTCCTAGTTTAGGGGCGGTTACTGCTGCGGGAACAATGGGATTGACTGCCGCAGGGTCTGCGGTTGTTGGGGGCTTATCTTCTGGTCTTGTGGCCGCTGCAGCAGGGGATAGTTTAAAAGATGTTTTGAGATCTGCTGCACTTGGCGCATTTTCAGCGCCCGGTGGTCCGGTATCAAATTTTGTGGGCAAGTACACGGGTCAATTTATTGCTAATCCAACTGTGCAAGCAGCAGCTAATGCCGCGATTATTGGTACAAGTGGCGGGGTACTAACTGGTCAGAGCCTTAAAGATTCATTAAAGAGTGGTTTGACTCAAGGAGCGATTGCCGGGGGTGTAGCCTATATGCAAGGAGCTACTCCGGCACAAGCCAATGCAGATGCGACAAATGCGGCGGCAAAGGGTACAAGTGCAATTGCTGGGGAAGTGGATGAGATTGGTAAAATTTCCACAACACAAGGACTTACCAGTAAAGAAGTAATTGATGGGGTTAGGCCAAGTGGTGCTGGTGAATTTATTCGAACTATAAGAAACACTCAAACAGGGGAAATGGTTGAACAGTTAGTAGATCAAAATGGTCTTCCAAGGCATCAATTACGGCCTCAAAATCCTTGTCAGTGAGCTTTACACTGTCGGTCATAGGGAATAAGCTCCGTATGGAAGGAGCTGAGAGTTTCGATACAGCAGCTGCTGGAGGTGC